AAAAAAATGATTCAATACCAGCTAATAATGAAATAAATATATAATGATTATTACTTATAATCACAATATTATCTAAATAATAACAGTTGGGTATATTTATTTGATTATTTATTTGGTTAATCATTTACTATTATTTTTATTATTATTTCTATTAATTATTTTTTTAATTTTTCTCATCTGCATTCTTCGCAATCCCCTTTCATACCAACCATTTATACCTTCATCTGTTTCAGCAATGTTTTCAATTATATGAATATAATCTTTATCAATGCCTTCTATATTTCTATATTCTTCAACAGCAATACTGCTTTTAGTATTGTCTGTATAATAACTATTTTTTGGTAGAGTTGTCCATTCTTGAATAATTTTGTCCATTTAACTATGTTCTTTACTAATATTTTAGATATATTAATTTCAAATTAATAATTTGAAATATATGGTAAATAGGTAAATAATACCAAAAGTGCTCTTTTATTTAAGGATGGCTTCTTTTATAACACAAGAGGAAAGAAATGAAATGATTAATAAATTATATAATGTAAATGTAGAAGCTAATCAATCATTGTTAATTAAGGAAGATAAAGAAGATATTATGAGAAGTATTTTAGAGTTAGAATATAATATTTATATTGAGTCTAATATGTATTTTGAATATAAAAATATAGATATAAGAGATTCTGTTCCAATTATTAAAAAATCAATTAAGGAAAAAAAGGAATATTATCTAAATAAAATGAATTCTATATATGAACGTATTAATAGAGTAGTAAGTGATTCTGTAGAAAAGGAAAATAATGATATGTTAGATGATTCTAATATAAAAATAAAAAAATTTAATGAAAAATTTGAGAAATTAAAACAACATTATTCATTTGCTAAAAAACACATTCATATTATTGATAAAGCTATCCTAAGCTTAGTGGAAAAACTAAGTAAAGTGAATAATGAAGAAGAAACAGAAACAATTGATTGTAGTGATTGTACTATTAAAAAATTTTTAGTGGAAAAACTAAGTGAAATGAATGATGAAGAAGGAAAAGAACTAATTGTTAGTACTATTAAAACATATAAAGATATTAAAAAATATTTATGGGTTCTAATCCAATTATGCGAAAGGGAAGCTTATATAAATACATCTAAAATTAATATTGATATACTAGATAAAATTCAAGAAACACTTAATTTTCTTGGAGAAATAAGTTAATATTTAAAAAATTTTGAATAAATTGAAAAAAAATATAAGTAATAGTAAATGAAATTTATAAAAATTATATCTATATGCTTAAGTTTATTATTACCTGCCTTATTATATACTTATTATTATCCTTGGTTATATAATAAAGTAAATAATTATACAAAAAGGGGAGAAGATTTAAATCAGATTGATTTATTAAATGTGATTATTGTATTTTTAATAACTTGGTTATTAATTTCATTATTTTTAATTATAATGCTTCCAATACTTCTAAAAAAAAATATAAAGAAATAATATGGAAGAGACTAATTTAAGAAATTATGAAATTAATACTCCCCAATATTTTTTTTATAAAGAAATGCATAAAAATCAAACATTAGATTATGTAATTATGATGAAAGATAAATATTCAAAATTAAATAATAAAAAAATGTCTATTAAAAAAGCTTTATCTATGATGGATACATTTATAGACCCGAGTGATCCTGATTTAGATTCTGAAAATTCAATTCATGCCTATCAAACAGCTGAAAGAATACGAAAAAAATATCCAGAAGATAAAGAATTACAAATAATAGGTTTAATTCATGATTTAGGAAAAGTATTATTTGATTTTGATGAACCAAATTGGGCTATAGTAGGTGATACTTATGTTGTTGGTTGTAAATTTCCAGAATCAATCGTATATTATGATACATTAAAAGATAATCCAGATTTTGATAAATATGATAAATTAGGTATTTATGAATATGGATGCGGATTAGATAAATTAAATATAACATTTGGTCATGATGAATATTTATACCAAGTATTAAAACAAAATAATAATAGTCATAAAATATCAGAAAAATATATGGATATTATACGATATCATTCATTTTATCCTTGGCATACTGGAAATGATTATTATTGTTTTATGAAAGAAAAAGATAAAAAAATATTAAAAGATGTATTAATGTTTAATGAATTTGATTTATATTCTAAAGAAGATGATAAAGAAATAACAGATGAAATAAAAAAATATTATGATAACATTTTAGATGAATATTTTACAAATGATTTAATGTGGTAATTTTAAAAGAATTCTACTTTCTTTTTAGAACCAACACTTACTATTTTTCCAATTTTCTTACCTATAATTCCATCATTATTTTCATAAATAAATGGTGGTACTTGATCCTTAATTTTAAAATATTTTACCTTCTTATATTGAAAACTCTTAATTTTAGTCATATCTATACCATCTTCATCATCTGATTCATCTGATGAATCCTTTTCTTCTTTCTTTTCTTCCACTTCCATAGAACGATCATCTTCTTCCTTTTCTTCTTCTTCCTTTTCTTCTTCTTCCTTTTCTTCTTCTTCATCTTCTTCTTTCTCTTCTTCATCTTCTTCCTCCTCTTCTTCTTCGTCTTTCTTTTCATCTGTTTCTTCTGAATCTTCTTCTGTGAATGTATCCTCAATTGATTTATTAGCTAGCAAATCAGCACCTTCATTACCTTTTGATAAATAATCTTGTTTACCTGTATGTGCTTTAATATGTTCAATTGTAACACATTTATTTTGTTTGAATAGTTCATAAATTGATTTAACTAATTCATAATTTGGAATATATCCATTCTTATTTTTCCATTCTTTTTTCTCACATTTTTCACCATAATTACCACAACATTTAATTACATAAGAAGAATCGGTATATATTTTTATGTTATTATTATTTTTAATTTCATCTTTTAATATTGTGAATACTTCAATTACTCCAGATAATTCAGCAGTATTATTTGTTTGTTTACCAGTAATTCTCTTTGAAACATTTCTTTTATCATTTTCGCCAAAATAAACACCAAGTCCAGCTTTTGCATCTGGTTTACCATTATTAATACATGCTCCATCTGTAAATACAATTATATTTTCTTTATTTTCAGAATTATAAGGTAGACATTTAACTTTTGCGTGACCATCAGATTCAAGATATTCATCTATCTTTTCTCCTATATATTTATTATTTTCAATATTATAAACTTTAATATCATCAGTTTCTGTTTTGATAGTATAAACTAATTCACCAGTTTCCAGTTTAAAATCAGGTTTAAAATTTTTAGAAACATAATTTTCTTTATTTTTAATCATGTCTGAAATTGTATTATTTAGTGACTCATCTGTTTCTAAATATTCATATACTTTTTCTAAATTATCTACAATAGAATCAATTTGAACTTGGTCTTTAATAGTATTTATTAATGATTTATCATTATCAATTAATTGTAGAAATTTATCTTCATTGAGTTTAATAAATTTAATACTATTGATTAACTCATTTGGTTTATCATCAATACTCATTTTATTAACATCTTCTATAATATCTTCGGAAATATCTTTTTGAATATCTTTATCATCTAGTCCTTCTAAAATAAGTTTTGGTTTCTTAGTTTTAATACCTTCTTCATACCATCCATTTATTCCAATACTTGTATTAGCAACAATTTCATCAGTAACAGAATCAAGATTAGTATTAAGATGGTCAGCATATGCTTGACGAGAAATTACTAATTTTTCTGGATCAAGATAATAACTATTTTTTAGATATAACTTCCATACAATAATTTCTTCTTCTTTGGATTCATACATTTCTTTAACAATTTGTTCCGATTTTTCTTCTTGTTTTACTTTTTCTTGGATTTCTTCAATTTTTCTTTTTTTTGGATTATCTTCTTCGACATTTAGTTTAATGTTCTTTTCTTTTTGTGATTCTAAAATTTTAACATAATTTTCAAGTCTTTCGATTTCATCTGCTTGTTTTTTAAGAATAGATACTTTTTTAGAATTGTCTTCTTCTTGTTCTAATATTTCTATTTTTTCATTTTGACTATTAATCATTTGTTCATACTCATGACATTTTTTGGATAAATCAATATTATCTTTTATTTTCTCTTCAATTTCATCCAATAGCTGTTTATTATTATTTGTTAATTTTAAAATTTCTTTATTCAATTTTTGGTTTTCTTCAAAATGATTTCTTTGTAATTCAGTATAACTATTTGTTAAATTATGAATTAATTTCTCTAATTCAGACCGAGTATTAAGTATATCAATCTCAGTCATTTTTGAATTATAATAGACTATTATTTTTAAATATAATTTATTTAAATTAAATTCAAATTTTTATAAATTATATATTAATTATGTATAATAAAACGCATTGTTCTCCCAAAAAAGGAAAAAAAAAATATTCTTGTATAAATGATAATGTTATTTATAAGATAGGGAAAATATTAAATGATCACGGATATAAAATAAATATGGATGATAATTTAAAAAAAATGCATACAAATATATCAAAAACATTAAAAAAAATAAAAAAATGTAATTCAGAAGAATGTTGGAGAAATATTAATATGATAACAGATAATCTAACAAAAAAAGAATTAAAAGAATTAAATAATAGTTTTAGACCAAAAAAACCAAAATCGTGGAAAGATAATAGTAATACTTGGTTAAGTAATGTAGATATAGATAATGTATTAAAACAATATTATGATAAATATGATGATTATTATTATCATGGTGCTTTACCAGTTGATTTTGATGTTGAAGTAAATAATAAATGTTTAGTTGATAATTTATGTAAATTTGATGTAGATAAATTACATAAAAGTGGTAAAAATAAAATGGCATTAGTATTTAATACTGATCCTCATAATAAAGGTGGAGAACATTGGATATCTATGTATATAGATTGTGTTGGGAAAAATATAGAATACCCTTGTATTTATTTTTTTGATTCAGCCGGTAATCCACCTCCTAAAGAAATAAAAAATTTTATAGATGATACAAGAAATAATAGTGATATAAATTTTTCTTATATAGAAAATAGTATACAACATCAAAAAGGTAATACAGAATGTGGTGTTTATTGTTTACATTTTTTGAGTTATATGATAGAAGATGGTGATTTTATGAATTATATTAAAAATAAAAAAAATGATAAGTTTATGGAAAAATATAGGTCAATATTTTTTATATAATAATATAAATGATAAACTACTTTATAGAAAATAAAACTTTAATATTTATATCTATTATAATAATTTGTTTAACTGTTATATATAATCAGTATAACACAATACAAGATAAAAATGAAGAAATATATTTATTAGAAAATATTACAGAAGAATTTAGTGTAAGTTTACAAAATATAGATAATGAAATAAGTAATAATGAAAATAATTATAAAAGTTTTGCTAATAAAACTTTTAAAAAATGTCCGGAATGTGAAAAATGTGATGAAAAAAAATGGAATGGACCACCTTGTCCTGACTGCAAAGAATGTCCTCAGTTTTATAATGATAGAGTAATATATAAAAATTTAATAACTAAATATAAAATAGAATTCCCAGATTATGAAATGTTAAGTAATGATGAAAAAGATATATTACATCAAATATTTATTTCTGATATTCCTTTACCTGAACCAAATATAGAAAATGAATATTTTCCATATAATATATTAGATAATAAGATAGATATGGAAAATGTTATGCCTTCTATTGCTTGAATGCGGTAATTATTATTATTTAAAATATTAAATATTTTAAATGTCTTCATTATATGACCAATTTTTTTCAGAAACTAATATAAATCATACATATAATATATTATCAAATATTATACAAGACGAATTATCGTATAATATAAAACTTGATAATATTAATTTTAGTATTTTTAAAAATAAAATGAATAAAATATTTACGGATACAAGAGAAATAACTATTGATGGTGTAAATAAAGAATTATTAACAGAAATGATTAATTATTTTATGATTAAAATAAAAGATATAAATAATCAACAAAAACAACAGCAACAACAACAACAGCAACAACAACAGCAACAACAACAACAAATTCAATCAGTAGAAAAAAAGAAAGAAGAAAAAGAATCAAACGAAAATATAATGGATGAATACAATAAATTTATGTCACAAAGGGATTCAATGGAGATTAATTATGATACTAAAGAAAAAACAGAAAATAATTTCAAGAAAGAGATAAATGAAAGTTCTCCAAGAAAAGAAATTATTGATTCTTTAAAGATAGAAACAACAAATTCTCCTAAAAAAAGTAGTAAAAAAAAATCAAAAAAAAATATAATAGTATCATCAAAAGATAGAATAAATAAAGATTCAAATAGATTTAAATATAAAGTTAAATATCCAAAGGAAAAAATAACAGAATTAAGTTCATTAATAATACCAATTGAAGATTGTATTCACTTTACAAATCCAATTTTAAAAATAAAAATAGAAGAATTAGATTTAGATTTATTATTAACTTGTGATAATGTTTTACAAATAAATAATTATAAATACGGTATTTATAAACCAGAAAAACATACAATTACAAAAAAATCTGATATATTAACAATAAGCATTGAAAGTATATATGGTCCTGAAGAATATGAAACAGATATAATTAATATAATATTAACTAATGAAGATAATATTATAGAATTAGAAGAAATTGGAGATTTTAAAGTAAATGATATGGTTATTTTATCTAATAAAGATATATTAGAATTTTGTAAAATAAAAGATATAACTGATAATAATTTAGTATTAGATAATATTATTAATTTTTATAAAGGTGATGAATTTTCTATTATTAATAGTAATTTGCAGAACACTTTAATTTTTAAATAATTTATAACTTTTTATAACTTTTAGTTTTATTTATTATAAATGGTGTTAATCCATTTATATTAAAGTTATTATCAAACATAATATCAAATGGATATAATCTAATAATTGGAGTATTTGGAGAATAAAAAAAACTTTCATTTATATTATATTTAATTTTGTATCCAATTAAATTTTCTTTTTGTGATAATATATCAGTATCATAAAATATTTTACTTGTACTTTTATTCATATCATCAATAATTGCATTATCTAATTTATATATTTCTTGAAATACAGAAAATTTATTACCTAATTGATTATTTAATTTATGATTATTCAATACATATAAAAAGAATAAATTATATTTAGGATATATTTTACCAACTATTTTACTATTATCTTTTATATATCTAATATCATCTTTATATTTAATATCACTCAATTTATAATAAACATAAATAGATTCATCTTTTTCTTGTCCTGATAATACCACTATATTTGGTTTAATAAAAAAACTAAATACAGCAGATAATTGTTTATTATCTATATCATTTAATTTATTAGCACTTATACCAGGAAAATATGAATTTTCACTAATTAATTCTGAATTATATCTAATACAATTTTCATTCAAAATTGGATTATCTCTTGTATTTTGTATACAATCAACAGATGCTTCTTTAATAACATCCATAATTTCATTAGAAATATTATATTTTTTTTCCATGATGTTAAATAAATATTCATCTGCTGTTTCTGATCTAGTTTCTAATTTTATTTTAATTATATTTTGTATAACAGTATATACAGATTTATATTCAGTTATTAATAAATCTGTTATTTCTTGGTCTGATTTATTAGTTAAATCAGGAACATTCCAAGTATCTAATTCTAATAATGTTTTATAAACAGATAATATATCATTACCTTTTGGAAAAACAGATAAATATAAATATTGTTCTACATTTTGTTTATCTTTTGGTAATTTCATATGTGATCTTAATCTTATAGCTCTACCAAATACTTGATCTATTCTAATATAATTCCAATATGGTTCTAATATATGAACTTGTCTAACTCCAAATAATGATATACCTTCTGCACCAGCCCCGGAAATAATCATTATTTGTATATATTCACCAAATATATTATCATCTTCATTGTATTGTTCTTTATTTCTTTTTCTTTCATCCTTTTTTTCTTGTCCTGTAATAAATGTATATCTTTTAGATTTTTGATTATCAAAAGTATCAGGTGAATATTTAGAATATCCATTTGCTTTTAATATTTGTTCAAATATTTCAGAACCTGCATCTCCTCTAAATTCACTATAAAATAATATTTTACCAGTTGGTATATCATCTTGTATAAATTTATTAATATTTTTCATAATTTCATAAAATTTAGGGGAATATATAGATATATTTTTACTTACTAAATTAGAGGAATTTTTTAATTTTTCATATTCTTCCTCTTTCTTAACTTTATATTCTGGATTTTTTTGTGATAATTTTCTAAAATTATCATCATTATAAATCATATTACAAGCTTGTCTTGTTCTTATATGGTAATCAAAATTATCATCAGAATACATTTTTCTTTTTTTTCTATTAACTGATCTTTCTTTTTCATTACTATAACTAATATCATATTTTTCAAATTGTTTAGAACTCATAGGACATATAACTACATTTATTTTTTCAGCAATATTATAATTACTATATAGTGTATTATTAGGTGGTATTATTTCAGGCATAGTTGTTATAGATTGTCTATCAATTGGATAATAAGAAACTAATCCAGATATCATTCTTTTTAATAATGTTCTTTTATTAGTTGGAATTGCACTTCTATCTTCATTTAAAAAATAATTTAAAAATTGTTCTGTGTCTGATAAATCTAATTCTCTATCTTCTTCAAATACTGTAAATAAAGAAACATATCTATTAAATATAACATTTATTTCTTCATCAAATACTTTCTCTTTACCTTTAATTATTTGTGTTTTTTCAAGATCACTTAATTTATTAAAATCTTTTTCAGAAGGCATTATACTTTCTTTACTAAAAAGTATATGTAATCCATTATATATTTCTTTAATAAATCTATCAAATGTATGATTATTGTATTTAATAGAATAAATAATATTATCTTCTTTATCTAATATTGATTGGAATGATGTATTATTTTTTAATATTGATATAATAATTTTTCCTTTTTGTTTAACTATATTAAATTGTTGTATTGAAGAATTACTTTTATAAAATATATCTTTTAATTTATCTTCTATATCACTTATATCATTTATTGTTGTTTTTATAGTAAAATTATATATTTTTAAAGTTCCCCTTAACATATTAAATAAATATGCTATTTCTGATGGTTTATTTATAATAGGTGTACCTGATAAAAAAACTAATTTAATATCTACACCATTCATTATCCAATTATAAAAAGTTATAGCAGTTTCACTTTTATTTATAATTTCTCTTACAAAATTATGAACTTCATCTATAATAATAACTTCATTATTGAATGGAGAATTAATATTTAATTCTTTTTTATTTTTGTCTAGTTTTTTTGTTAATTTATCAACTATTTTTTGATTGTATGTTTTTCTTTCATCATCATATTTAGTAAATTCATCTTCATCATTATTATTATTTAAAAATTCTTTTAATTTAGTTGATTTAACTTTAGGAAATGGATTATAATGAATAAAATTATATTTTAAAGATATCAAATAAGTTATTTGAATATCTATAAATATTTTATCTTGTTCTGTAAATATTTGCTCTTTTTTTAATTTTATATCAGTTTGTTTACTATTTTCTATAAAGTATCCAGATATTGTTTTAATTTCATTTATAAAATCTTTATTATTTTCAATTAACCATAAACCTTCTTTTTTAATTTTAGTTTTATTTTTAGCTCTCATAGATATTTTATCAATATCTTCAATTGATATACCAAAATTTTTATATAAATTTTCTTTTAATTCTTTATTTTCAATTATTTCATTCTTAGTATAAAATTTCCAATTATTATTATCTATCTTAAAAAAATCATTTCCCCATTTTTTAACTTCATTTATAAATTCAGTTTCAAGAGATGCTGGTAATAATGTTGTAATATTCATTTGTGTTGATAAACCTTCGGTTGATGTAATTGCAGTAGCTGTTTTTCCTGTACCTAATCCGTGAAATATTAATAATCCTCTATATGGAGTATCTAATGCTAAATATGATTTAGCAAATTGTTGATATATTTTTAAATTTTCATCTTTATTTAGAATAATATTTGGATAAAATTCTTCATTTATCCAATTTATAAAAGCTTTTCTTGAATCTAAAATATATTTATTTATATCTTCTGATTTAATATCTTCATAATTAATTATTTTTTTTTCAGATTCTTCTACAACATCTGGATCACTTTTTATTTCAATTGTAGGGTCTAAAACAATTATTCTAAATTTAGGGTCTTTACTCTTTTTAATAATACTCTTAAATTTTTTAACATCTTCTGGAGTTAATTCTAATTCTTTTTTTAATTCTGGATTATTATAGACAGCACTTAATTTTTCTTTAGTTATATTATCTAAATCTCCCTCAAAATATAAATGAATTTTATTAGATATATCTTGATCTAATTTTAATTTTTTTATTTTTTTATCCATTATATATTATTTAGATATTTAATTTAAAACCCCATAATGAATAAGTGCATTTTTAGATGCTAATTGTTCTGCTTTTTTCTTACTTTCTGCTTTACCTGATGAAATTACAATATCTTCTTTAATTACATTACAATGAAATAAATCATCTTCCTTAATAATATTATATTTTGGATATAATTTAAAATTATTATGAAAATATCTTAATAATTGGTCTTTATAATTTGTATCATTTACTATTAAATGTGAAAAATCTATAAATTTTTCAATTAAATTAATTATAAATGTTTCTAATAATTTATAATTATTTTGATCTAAATAAATTGCACATATAAAAGCCTCTAATGTATCTTCCAATATATTTTTATTTTCTCTTCCATTACAATTTACTTCTAAATGATTTGATATTATTAAAAATTTATTAAAATTTAAATGACTAGCTAAATAAGCAAGTGTTTCACCATTTACTATCTTATTTTTTAATTTTGTCAAAAACCCCTCATTTTCATTATGCAATAATGTATATCTTTTATATAAATAATTACATACTATACTACCAAGTAAAGAATCTCCTAAAAATTCCATAGTTTCATATGATTTTTCTTGTAATTCTAAACAATTATTAGTATTCTCAAAAGTACTGTAATCAGATAATTTAGTATATGATTCGTGTACAAAAGCATTTTTATAATGCTCTAAATTATTTACTTTAAAATCATTAATATTTAGTGATAACATAATATTAATGACATCAGAAGAAGTTATTAATTTATTATTCTTATTATATGGGTCCGCCTTAAATTTTGTTTTTTCCATTTTTATTTATATATATACTTATATTATTTTTAAGTATTTTTTTATCTACTGTTAGCAGCAACTGGTTCTCTATTAGCATTAGAATTACCAGTTAAATTTGTATCAAAATTAGTATTACTTAAATTATCATTAGTTTGGGTATTTCCAGGAACATCAGCTGTATTTTCTCCTGTAGCTTTAGCACACGATTCAGTTAATTCTAATGGTCTTCTTTGTAAATCAGGACCAATTGTTGAGTTCATCCAAGGACTTACTTCGGTTTGAGGATTTGGTGGTTCAGATCTTAATTGTTGATTAGCATTTCTTAAACTTTGACCTACAGAATTTACACCTACATGGTATCCAGCACCTAATAATTCAATTCCCTTTAATACTCCATCTCCAATACTTTCTTCACTAAATTGTTTAATAGCATCAAGATCTTCTTGAGGTAGTAAATCTTCAGCAGTTAATGTATCTTGAGGGAAGCAACTATCGGTTTTATTTTCTCCACTAACATTGTAGCTTCTTGGAATACTATCACCACCTGGATTGGCGTTAGGCTCAGGAACATTAAAAGGAGCAGGACCACTATTACTATTATCATTACCAGATACATTTGCCTGCGTATTAGCAAGAGGAGCACCATTTGCATTCAGAGCAGCAGTCGCTCCACTAACAGTATTGGCTGCATTATTTGCGGCTGCCCTCGCAGCATTTGCTGAATTTTCAGCACGATTTGCAGCATTATTCATATTTCCTAATGCTTGTTGAATTTGTTGATTAATTCCAGAATTTTGATTATTCATATTATTTAATCTATTATTAATTTCAGCAATCATTCCATTAGTAGCATTATTTACTCCTGTATTATTATTAGCATTTGCGTTAACATTTGCATTATTTGGAGGATTTTGTCCTCCTACTCTAAAATTTTGGGTATTTTGACTTCCTGTCATGAAACCCTGTTGACTTGGGTCTAATACATTTCTATAAACATAAATAGCAAAAATCGCTACAAGTCCAAATAATATTATTTGATCGCAATCTATATTATTCATTTATATTATATATATATAAAATAAAAAAAATATTAATAAAAGATTAAATATAAAAAAAAAATAATGAATTTAATTCATATTAATTTCATCTGTTAATAATTTCATTTGATTTTTTAAATTTTCTAATTCTAATTTTTTATTTTCTATAATTTTCTTTTTTTCTTCTTCTATTTTTTTTTGTTCTATTAATTTTTCTCTTTTTTTTTCCTCAATTAAAACTTCTTCATCTATTATTTCATAATCATTTTTTGGATTTATATCTTCAATTAAACATTTTTCTGGTATAACATATTTTAATTTTGTAAATGTCTTTATATGAGTAATATAATAATCACATATATAATATGATTTAAAAAATTTAATACCCCTTATATGTACAATTAATATACATTCTTGACCTTTTAAAATATCATCAATTTGTATATCTATTTGTTCTTGATTATATATTTTACATAATACTTCTTCATTAATAATAGGTACTTTAAAATTAATATTAGTTTTTTTATTTTTAATTAATGGTTTAGTTATTTTTCTATACATATTCTCAGAATTTTCAATGTTTATATTTTTACCAAACCATTCTGAACTATTTTCAGATACTTTATTTATATTATTATTATCTAATTTATTAAAACAATTATACATATCTGAATTATCTAACTCAAATTTTAAATCAAATGGTTTTTTTAGATCTAAATCTTTAATATTTATTGTATTTTTCATTCGAGATGTTTGTAAAAAGAACGGTTTATCATTATAACTTATATGACTATAATATATATTTCCTATTTTTTTTGGATCTGATAATTCAATATTATCAACATCTATATTATTATACTTAATTATTTCTTCATCCATTATATTTAAAATTAAAAAAATATATTTTTTTTATAACGCAAAATTATAAAACATATATTTTTTTAACTTTCCACTTACATATATATTTTTCATTATATTTCCATATTTTATCTATATAAATATCACATTTCACTTTAGAAAATTTATTTATATTTAATACATTTAATGTATATTCATCATGATATATATCTACATTAAATTTATTCTTAATAAATGGTATTTTAACTGTTAATAATGGATCATATTTATTTTGTTTATCTTGATATATTTGAGAACTATATAAATCTATATCATCTTCATCTAATCCAATATATTGCATCTGTTGAAATTCTAAATTACTTATAAAATCATAAAAACTTTTCATATTTGCATCATTTTTATAATTCGTAAATTGTAATTTCATCTGAAATCCATTACCCTTATCTATTCCAAATGGTATTACCATTTCAGGTGTAGTTACTTCTATCATTGTATTATATTTATAAAATATATCAATATGCGATAATCTATCATTTTCTTTTGGAACTGTTTTATCTACTTTATATGTTTTCTTTTTAACATCAGTACATATATAACTTATATAATTAATATCCTCAATAGGATATACTCCATGATCTATATTTTTTAATCCGTTCATATTGTATTATATTAAATTATTATATAATTATTAAATAGTTTTATTTCTATTATTATTACTATTATTTCTATTATTATTACTATTATTTCTATTATTTCTATTATTACTATTTTTTACAGGGTATCTAGTATTAGTATTTATTCTATTAAATCCACTAACATCAACTGTATCTAAAGAAGTTTCTAAACTTAAATTATTTAATATTTTAGATTCTGTATCTTTAAACGGATTATCATTAATAATAAAATCTTCTACATTTTTTTTATATCCTGTATCAACTATCATTTTTCTTTTTGTATTATTATTCCATAAACTATTACATAATTTATCTTCATCTATATTATTCATATTAATTTCATTTGGATTCTTACAACTATCCATTATTTGAGTATTACTTCCTAAACTTGTATTATTATTTTTACATGAATCAAAATATTCAAACTTAAAATCACTTTCAATTGGGTTAGCAGTTATATTGTTACTAATTTTCATATAAGTTGTAAATCCCTCCATTTTATTAATAATATATATTATATTATATATTATTATTAAATTTCGATATCGGCAGGATTCGAACCTGCGCGGGTAAAACCCAATAGATTTCAAGTCTATCTCCTTAACCACT